ACATTAGCTACTTTACGACGGATATCCGTGCCACGATTCTCTCTTAGTTCTCTGTAAACTTGTTCTAAGCTGCGAAAGTCTTTCATGTTCTTATGCCTTTATTATTGATTTAAGCATCCAATCATGCTTATAATGCTTGTCTATTCTCTCTTGCAAGAAGTTAGCTGTACCTACGGCATTTTGCTTCTCTGCCATATCATTAGCTTTCTTTAACTCAACGATTACTGCTAAGTTATCTTTCTGAAGTTGAGTCATCATAGACATAGCAGCAGGAATATTAACTTCGTCTTGAATAACCGAAAGATCTTTATAACGAATGAATGATCCTGGAGCATAAGCTCCCATAGTACGAATTTGTTCTGCATGAGTATCTACAGAATCATGAATATCATCGTACAGATCATTCAAGAAAGAATGATACTGTGGAAAATTAGGACCTTCAATGTTCCAATGAAAGTAGTGTGTTTTTAAGTAGAGAGCAAACACGCTCGCTAACACTACTTTCATCTGTTCTATAAGATCATCCATTAGTTTTTGCCTTTGGTGTTCTTGGCTTTCTTACTTTCTTAACTTCTTCTTTGACTTCAGCAACAACTGTTTCAGTCTTAGTCTTCACGATATCAGAAAGCTTCTGTGTTTCAGCAGAGATCTCAGTAACGACTACTTTCTCTTCCGCTTTAATGGCAGCGACAGCAGCTACAGCAGCACCGGTTGCAGCACCAACAGCACCAGAAGAAATAGCAGCAGCAGTAAAATCGTTCTGTGTATCTCTAAGAGCTTCTTCTACTGTTTCTTTCTTTGTAAACATCTTGTAGATAACATAAGCTACAGCAGCACCCGCAGCCAAACTCAAAATAAATCCAATAAATTCCATCATTTTTCTCCGTGTTTAAATTTAGTCATTGTTCCATCAGGCCCAACATGAAATGCTATAAACTTCACATCAGGGTATTCTTTCTTCATATTTAGTAGTGCTCTCAGATTAGTTTTACTGTCGTCGTACATCACTACTTTTTTATGATTATGCTTATCGATATACTGTTTTATGATCTTCACTTTCTTATCAGCCGGAAGATCATTTCCCGGAATGTTTCCTGCACGATGGACATGAATCTTGTCTATGTCTACACCATGCTTACGAAACGTATCTAAGAACTCGTTCTTATCATCAAAATCTGCTCTAGCAGTATTTATGATAACTCTACTGCTTTGATTCTTGCTTATCTTCTTTTGAACCGTATTCATTCTGTTGATCATAGGCTGAATCGGTTTAGATTCACGTTTGAACTTCTTAGAATCATGAAACTCTTTGTAGTCAAACTTCTCACCCGGTTTCAGCTTATAGTCGTTGAACTCAGCGTTACTCAAGTATCTAACTATCTTGTTCTTTGCGTTTCTTACTCTTACTTTAGCGGTCGTGTGAAACAGTGTATCGTCTATATCAAACACATGAAGAGAGCCTTTGCTCTCTTCTAAGATAAATTGCTTAAACTTTATCATTTTCCACCTTTAGAACTTCCGCTCTTAGCAGGATCTTTCATTCTTATCTTCCCATCGGCCATACGAATTGCAACTTTTTTTAGTGATACTATTTTACCACTAGCGTCACGAATTGTCAACTCTTTGAGAAACTCAGAGAATCTTAGCATCAACAGTTCCACTTTCTAAGAGCTTTGTTGATACGTGAATCTGGATCATGAGCAGTCTTGGAAGATGTCAATCTTTTCTTCATTCCACCCATTCTAGCACAGAATGACTTTCTACGATTCGCAGCTTTGCTACCAGCTTTCAGCTCTGATGGTTTCTTGGTAACCGGAGCTTTAAGATGACTTCCAGTTGTACTATTATAATGATCTCTACCTTTTTGTGTCAAACCACCCGTAGAGCTCTTGTATCCTTTAGAATCTACTGCAGCTTCTTTGACTACTTTCTTGATAGTTTTTAGAGTCTGTCCGGGAGTAGAATTCTTATAGTTATTTGTAAGCTCATCTGTACCGACGAATCGGTTTGCGGGATCACTCGAGTTCTTCGATGTCTTCTCGCCGTTGACCGACTCGTTTCTAGTACGCTTAGCCCACATAGAGTGCGCAAACTCAGATGCCGCTGCTCTTTCTTTCTTAGAAGCGTCTCTCTTGTTCTTCTGATCCTTCATACGAGCGGCATACTCTTTGGAATGTTGAGGCTCAACCGGCTTCTGTGTCAAGTCTGGGAGTACCCTTCCTTCACTCTGCGAGTCCCTGAAGTCCTTAGAGGTCGGAGCTCCCTTTGACCCGGGCTTGCGCATGTGCTCGCCAGAACCGTGTTTGATTCTCTCGCGCTTAGCATGAATGTTGTCCCAAAGACCATTTTTTTCCACTATTATAGTAATCCTCCTATAGTCTTTTCTATTTATTTTTTTATGCTTTTCTGGACTTGACAGTGTTAGTTAATCTTTGAACAAAATCTTTTTTCTTATCATCGACAGTAGTCAGATGAAGATCATCGTGCATAGTTGTTTTTATAGCTTTTAATATGTTATCGCGTGTATCTGCATCTGCTATGTTTGCTTGAGTCCAAGCTACTTGAAACGCACCGTCTGGATTGCCGGTTACATAACCTAACCCTCTTACGTCTCCACCGGAAGCAGTCATAGCTTGTTCTTTGATGGGTGCTCTCGGTTTTGTAGTTGGTTTTTTCTTAGCAGCAGCTTTGACTCTCTTCTCTGTTTCTTTGGCTACGAGTCTGCGCTGTACTTCTGCTCGCGCTTTCACACCGATAGGATCTTGTCTTTTAGCGTAACGAGCTAGAGATATGCCGTTAGTCTCAGGCCCTATGTGTATATCCATTCCTTGTTGAACATCTTTGTAAAGTTCTTCGGCATGTTCTGGATGAACGTGTGATGGTATACCCTTCTTGAACTCTTTACGATTCTTGGTGATAGCATGACTACGCATCTTTGTAGCCGACATCGCTTGAGTCTCGTCTTCAGAGTCTGGATCTCTTTGACCGGCTGATACGACGTCGATCTTCTTGAACTTAAAATCTTTACCGTTATAGCTGTCTAACAGTTTCTTCATCTCTTCGACGCGATCAGAACCGACTACCATAACAACGTGATCGTGACCCTCGCTCTCTAGCTTTTTCATCTGGTGTATAACGCTAGGTGCGCTTTCGTCAGCTACTTCTATCTTAGCGTCCGGAAAGAACCTCTTTGCATGTTTTACTTTTTGTTCCGGTGAAAGCGGGTTCTTCTCAGGGTCTTGTGATCTAGACAAGACTATCTTGTGTTTAGCTTTGTTCTCTTTAGCTAAGTCTTGTACTTTATCGACAAGAACTTTATGGCCAGTAGTCGGTGGGTTCATACGACCGAAAGAGAACACAACCGGATTCTTCGGTGTGTCTTCGTTCTCTTCTGCGGGGATCTCGTTGTTTTTTTGGAAAGCTCCCTTCAAGAAGTTGCTGCGACTGAACTCGGCGCGGTCTACTATCTTAGACGGTCTACCGTTTCTGATAGCTACGAACCCTTCTGGTTTAGTCTCTTCACCACCGATAGTAGTAGTCAAGCCACTGTCTGAGTTAGCAGCCAAAGATCTGTTGAGAACGTCTTTAGCTTTCTGAAGAGAGTCATGCATCTTAAGTATAGTATCGAACTGCTTCTTGTGAGACTTAACATGCGACAAGACAGTTTCCATATCTTGTTGTTTCTTCTCACGTGCTTTATCAGACTTCAGCTTATCGAGTTCTTTGGTGTATCTAGTCTCTAAGAACTTGACATAGTTGTTTGTAGTCGGCTGAGTTCCATCACGAACGGTGGTGTTGATGTATGTCTTAAGCAACACATCATGACCGTCTAACACGCTGAATATGTCGTGATCTTCGACAGAGCCGTAGGCTTTTGTAGCATCGTCGATGTGTTTTTGAAACTCTTTCTTCTCTATACCAGATATGTTCTTCTTTAGCTGAACTTCTGGGTTTATTCTGTCTACGTTCGGCGAATCTTGAAACGAGTTCTGATCTACATCAAAGTCAGCAGACATGTCTGCTAAGCGAGCATGCTTACCTCTTTTTCCAACATACTTAGTATGAACTACTAAACCTATCTGAGCTGCAGCCGCTCTGTCTCCTCGTTCTGTACCCTTCTTAGCAGTATAAGTGATAGTGTTCGGAGTAAAGCTATAACCATCACCGTTGTCTACCAAGTCATCTTTACCGTACATCAGATCTCCCTGATACACACCACCCTTCTTAGGCATGATCTTCGGTAACTCTTTCAGAGCTAGCTTTAACTTATCAACGAGACCCGGAGCATGACCGTGATTCTCTTCGATATCTTTATCTGTATAGTTGATCTTAGGATTCTTGTTGAAAGCAGACTTCGATGCTACGAAGAACTTGCCGTTCTCTGGGTTCACACCAAAAACTATAGAAGGAGCACCGTCGTACTTCTGAGTTATCTTTGTCTTAGTTTTCTTACCAGAAAGAAAGTCTAGAGTATCTGTCAAAGTATCAGCAGCATGCGCTACACCCTCATGACCACCATGAATGATATGATCTTCGACATGCTCAAGATGTTTGAGCTTCTCTACGTCTAATGATTCTGTAAGATAGTTTTTGAAACTCATGATTCTACTACATTCTCTCTAATAAGATTCTTAGATACTTAGGACCAGTATCGGCTGCTGTAGTTCCTCTAAACTGAAAGTTAACCGTATAACTTTTACCGTTGATGACAGCCGTTGCTTTTATATTAGCGTATTTACGTACGTTGACTATAGGATAAGAATAAGAGCTTAAGTTCAATCCTGTTATTGTTACCTCATTAGTAGCTCCAACTTTTTTGACCAACACATCACCGGTAGCTTTCTTATGAACCAACACAAGTTTTGTACCGACTGCATTAGACAGAAGAGTAGCTAAATTAGAAGCTACAGCAGTGTAGTTTGGTTCCGGAGTTTGACACGCATACTCTTTTCCAAAACCACCCATCTGTATGCCATCAAACCCGAAGAACGTGTTCACCCCGACTTGTGTTTCTTTATCTAAAAAGAATTTGTAGATAGAAGCAGAAAGAACGTAGTAAGATTTACTCATCTTAAGAGAGAGATATATCTTAGAACTATTAGCTCTGTTAAGAAGAGTTATATCTGTTAAAGTCTCACCGGTAGAGTTGCTTATAGTTATTTTACCGTTTGAGAACTGCAGAGCTCTTTTTTGATTCTTAGATCCTTCGAGTATCACGCTGACTCTATCGATCATTTTTAACTTAAGTTCTTTCTCGAGAGCTTTTATAACATCTCCATGGGTGTACTCTTCTATCACTGCTCCCTGATAGAAATTTTCTAGATCTTTTGCTAGCTCTTTCTCAAAAGATAGTCCACCAGCTCCCTTCTGGATGATCGGCTTAAAGATTATATCTATATTGGAGTCTGTAAGAGTCAACACGTCTATAGAACTAGACTTAGACTTTTTGAATACGCTCTTGAACTTTATGTTCTTACTGAATAAAAACTCTTCCAGTTTTTTCTTGGACATTTCACGTGATTTTGATTTTATGAGTATGTCTTTGTCTTTTAAAGAGACTATATCTGGCGTCATATTTTTTTGTATACTGGTGAATATGTTTGTGACAGCCATAACGATACCCTTTTATTCTTATTTATAAACAAAAAAAGAGGGAGCCTTTCGACTCCCTCTTAGATTCCGAATGAATCATGGTCGGGCGGAACCCCACCGTTATTCCCAACTATTCCTGAACCGATTACTCAGACTTGCCTCTTGTGCTGCGCAGACACATACATGATTCATTACTAGAATTATTTATACATGAACGCCGTCTTTTTCTTGAAGAAATTTAATATTTTTTAAAATAAATCCTGGTGTCCAACCGTCAAAAGCACCACCAAGATTAAGAAAACGCATAAGACTCTTAGCTTCTTCTTTTTCTTTAAAAACTCCAATGTTATGCATCGTAGTAGTTTCTACAACTACGTGTTCCATGTTTGCTTCGTTGTAATTGATTTTATAATTCATCACTTGAACCCCTCAAACTTCTTCTTGTCAAACTTCTTTTTTCCACGTTCAAAGTCTGCTTCACCGAACTTCGTGTTGTCCATAA